TTAAGCTGCCTCCCGTCTTGCCAGGCGGGAATTCCCATAAACCATAAGAGTATCGCGATCCACCGTTGTAAATTCGCAGTGCGTTCTCGGGTATGGCTTCCAGATGAGCAGTAAGGATCCTTTGTTGTTGCCGCTTACTGGCTTACCTGTTACCGGATTGATGAACGCCAGGCGCCCGGCGGTGATGAAGCGCACCTCGCTGGCGGTATGGATAGCTTCTTTGAACCAGCCAACCGATGTGTCTGCCGGTACCAGCATCACCGTTCCGATCTGATTTGCGCTCTCGGCAGCAGCCTTTTTAACGAACGGTGTGATGTCGCTGTACGGTGGATTAATCCAGACGTAGCCTGGCACATTCAGGTAATCAGCCCATGGCGTTTCCAGTGTGTTCTGCTCGGCAGTGATGAACTTGCGGCACAGTGCGTTATGTGGCGCCGCGGCTGCATCCAACTGGAAGCAGAACTCGGCATCTAGCGCTGAGAAGATAGCTGGTGGCGTGCGCCATAAATCACGCTGATCAGCTGGCGTATTACTTCCTGCGAAATCAGTCATGCTTCACCGCCTTCCGACTTCTCAGCTTCTACAGTAAGAGACTCCAGCTTATCCATAAACATTGCAGACAGCATTGCGTACTCCGCGTCTGTGGCTGCTGGCATTGGAACAAATCGGATGCCGAACGAGGCGAGCATATTTGCAGCCTCGAGGCACTTTCTTAAATCTGCTGGTGCTGCTTTGTTCATGCCGCCACCTTCTTACTGTTCATCAGCTCAGCCAGGCGCTGAGCCTTTAATGGGTTTCTGATAACGTCGCCGCTCGGTGCTACCCATCCACGGCGATTAATGGAATAGGGCAGCGTAACACTGCCCACGGTGATGCCGTCGTGCGGGTTAGTCATAAACCACCCCGCGACATCCGATCCCGCTGTAGTCCAGATGTGGGGTGCGGTTACCTTTGGTGATGCACTGCTGGCGGCGCACCGCGATGCGGGCGCGCTCTACTTCACCGACAGCCGCATCCAGGCACTGGAGCCACAGACGGGCTGCGATTCGGTAGTGCCCGCGGCGCTCGCGCTCGATGGCCCGGCTTTCGATCTCCATTGCTTCCGGCGTTACTGCCACCACTCTTTCAACACGGCGCTGCGAGACGTAGTCTTCGTGATAGCGCTCAAGTTTCGTCTTTTTCATTTGATCCAGACCTCTCAACTGATTACCGCCGCCAGCCACATCAGGTAGGCGACCACGGCCAGATACAGGTACACATCTGACCATCTGCCGATATGCTTCTTCAGCGCCGTCATGCTGCCGCACTCACCGGGCGATACACGCGGCGGTCAACTGGCGGCTTTTTTCCGGTGAACGTCGCCGGGCTTGCCGCCTTACGTTTATCCAGCCAGGCTTCAACTTCGCTCTGGTCCCACGCGCAGCGGCGATCGGTGATCCAGAAACGGGACGGGAATTCGCCAGCCTGTTCCAGGCGGTCAATCGTGCTCCATGACAGTGGCACCACCGCCAGGAGTTCCTTCTTACCAAATGCACCTTTCATAAATACCTCTCTTGGTTGCAGATGTGGCGCCGTGGCGCCACGGTGGTGTTATTCGAATTCAGGACGCATATCGTTAAGCGTCGTCATGAATCCCTGGTGGTATTCCTCACCGAGCTTTTCAGCCATGGCATTTATCTCATCTTCGGCACGCTTAAACATCGCCTTGGCATCTGCTGCGGATGAATCGAGGCTGTTCAAAATTGCGCTGACGTATTCCCGGGCCTCTTCGCGATCAGAGTCAGAAACCACGGTCAGGCTCTGCTGCTCATCATCAACAACGGAATACTCGCCGGTGATAACTGCTGCGTTATCCTGGCTCAGGCCAGCTTCCGCGCGTTCATCCATCACAACAGCTTTTTGCAGTTCGATAGAGACAGGCAGGTATTTGAACAGGCGGCGGATCACGGTCTTTTTCGCCATTTCGTCGAAGTGGTCAACCCACGGACCGCTGCTGCCGGCTTTACTCAAAGCACGTACTTTTTCAACGTCTGCCCGGCTCATAACTTCGAACTGGACGCCGCCATCTTTCAGGCGGGCCACTGCGTATACATGGGTAAGTTCGCCGCGGTCACCGGTTTCGCAAGGTGAGTGCTCGAGCGTTTCTTCCAGGCCGTATGAGTAGCTGAATTTGTCGTTTACATGGACGGTGCGCGCTGAGATGCTCAGGATCTGCCCGGAGCGGCGGGCAAGGTCAATCATCCCGCGATAGCCGATGATGAGCTGAGCTTCTGTCGATACTGTTTCCCAGCGGCCATTAATTTTCTGGCGCTTGTCGAACGGAATAAGGTACGCGTGGCCCAGTGCGCCCCCAGGTTCCAGTCCGAGCTGAGCGCATTGCATAATTGCACCGAGGAAACTGGCCTGGTCGCATGCTGCCAGTTTTGGAACCTTGCGGATCTCTGTAGTGGCGATGCGCGCCAGGCGGTCAGCTGTCATGTGCTTTGGAAGAGCCAGCGCCATCTGAGCCTTGATTTTTGGATCCGCGAGCAACCCGGCCAGCGTGGTAGGTTTCTCGTTATGCTGTGCAACCTGGTTGCCGGTCGCTGCTGCCTTAAGTGCGTTGGTAGACATTTTTTCTCCTTACTTCATTCTGAAAACGCGTGATGTCGTTGCTGTTTTGAATTTTTCGTACAGATCAGGGTGCTCAATCTGGAATAATTTTTGGTCGAACCGGTTGCTTACCTGAGATTTCCATGTGCAAATCGGTTTCCCGTCGAGCGTCAGGATTGAGTGCTCCTGCATGTACAGCTTCAGCTTCTCTTCCGATACGTCGATTTCTTCTTGCAGCGACTTGCAGCGTGATTTCATGTCGCGCAGGTCGTTGAAAAGTGCCAGGGCCTTACCGTCTGCCTCGATGCTTGAACCAGCATCCTTCTCAAACATCAGAGATATATCGCTGACGGTTGTGGCCTCAGGTGGGTTCAGGTTTATCACCCTGTCCCAGAAGGAAACTTCTTTCTCCAGGATGGCTTGAATGGTTTCCTCATCACGCTCAACGCGATAAATACGGAAATCATCACCGCCGATCAGGACGCCGAATACGCATACCTGCTTCTCTGTTACCATCAGTCCATGCATGGCCTGCGCCGTGTAATGCACAGGGATCGCATCTGTCTGAACTTCACCCCATTCCTTAGCTTTGAATGGGCTAACCGTTTTGATCTCGATGTTCTCGCCGGTAGCCGCTTCTGCATCGATCTCAGCTGCGATAAAGCCGTAATCGCGATGGATATACCGGTTGCCGCGATGAATAATTTCGAGGCCTGTCTCTTCAGAAAGCAGGTCAATTACGTATGGCTCCATACGCTGGCCACGCGTGAAAACTTTCTGCTTTGAAGGATCTACTGGCTTGATGCGTGGCTGAACCTTATCCAGATACACCTCAAGCGGAGTGCGCCACGGGCTAATCCCGAGAATACCGGCGACATCACTGCCGCCGAGGTATTTGGTCCGGTCCATGCTGCCGACGTTCTGCATCATGCCGCAGTCCTCGCCGTATCCAGCTGGTCAGCCAGATCCCACTTCGCGATGATGCTCGTCATCGCGGCCTGGTAAGCTGCGAGCGCCTCTTCGAATTCAGTGCTCATCATCAGTTCTTCAAGAATCTCGGTGCGCACGCCTTTGCGTTCCAGCTCATAGAAAGGCTGTTGCAGCTGGTGGAACTTAATGGCGTCGATCAGCTCCACCTGGCGCGCGTAGTGCAACTGACTCAGCTGGTAGTCGCTGTCGATGCTATTCATGATTTTTTTCAGGTTATTAATCTGCTGGATGTTCACTTGCTCACCCCCATATTCATTTCAGTTTTGACAGCCATCTTGGTGACAAACGCCCAGTTGATGGCCTCATGCAGAGTGCGGCACTTGGTGCTCATCAGCCCGCACGCCGTAACGCAGTACCAACCGTTGATGATTTTCCACTGCATAATTCGTTACCTCAGTGTTACCGTTGAGGTAATAATTATCCATATGTGGTTTGAAGTCAATAGGTATGATTATAAAAAATTACCTGTGAGGTAATTTTTTGGGCAATAAAAAAGCCGCTCAATGGCGGCTTAGTATCTGAAATGTATGGAGTTATTCTTGCGTTTTACCGTTCTGAACAATCACGAAATCGACGTAGCTCTCGATCTTGCTTTTCTCGCTCTCAGGTAACAATGCGTAGCGGGCCCGGTCGTAATGGATGGTCGCCGGGTCGCGGGGATGGATGAGCAACTCATAGCCCCGGCGCCCGAACGCGCTGGCGATCGCCTCCAGGGTGGAGATGGAAACGCTAACCTCATTGTTCAGCATGCGGTTGATCGTCGCCTGTGCAACGCCGGACGCTTTCGACAGCTTGCCCTGAGAGGACAGGTCGCGGTTGTTCTGCATCCACGCTTCGAGGTTATGCGCCGCCAGATGGCCGATATCGGAAGCGGTGATCTCTTCCTGGGGAATGGCAACAGCAGATAATGAGTGGTCGACGTCCAGCCAGTTCGACGGCTTGTTCGCTGCTTTCTCAATCTTGCGCGCCACCGTGTCGCCTACAACCTTCTGCCCGCGGGCCCAGCGGTTCACCAGGTTTGCCTGAGTTCCCAGTTTTTCCGCCAGACGAGTCTGCACCCCGTTAAAGTCACGGTCGATGATATCGTTAATATTCTGCCTGCGGATATCCTGAATACTTTTCATGCTCTGGTGAATCGCCTCATATATGAATTAGTTAGTGGTTCAATTAAAAGCGAATTTACCTCACAGGTAAATGCACCTTACAGGTAACAAACCTTGATTTTTATTACCTTCTGGGTGAATATTTGTTATCTGAAATTACTATCAGGCAATAGCTATGAGCGAGAACGAAAAATTCGACTTCAAAAAACACTGGCTGCAACTCACTCCTGATGAGCGAAATGCCTTTGCTGCCGAGGCCGGAACGACCAGCCACTACATCCAGACTCATCTGACAGGCCGCCGTAAAATGCCCGGTAAGACATTGATGAATGGACTGTTTAAGGCATGCAAACAACGCGGCTGGGTCAGGACAAAGCCGGAACTGGCTATCTTCTTCTACGAATAAAACCTCCTTCAAACCCCCATCAGGCCGCCTTCTGGCGGTCTTTTCATATCTATTCAGTCCTCTCAGGTAATAATGATCCGAATATGGTTGATCTTTTTTCGGTCATCGCACAAAATCATCGTAACCATAATCAGAATCTGAGGTGAAGTGTGGAGATTATCACTCGTATGTCAGCCGCGAAGGCTGGACTGAAGCGTTATTACACCGGGAAGCAGTGTAAGCGAGGCCATGACAGCGAGCGCTGGGTTTACAACGGCCATTGTGTGGAATGCACCATGGAGTCAAACCGCAGGCGCCAGGCAGAGATTAAACGGATTATGGATGAAGCTGCGAAAGGCAATGTGCCGGAGGTGATCTGATGGCGCGCATCCGCACTATTAAGCCTGAATTCTGGACCGATGAAGACATGTCAGAGGTATCAGAGGCAGCATGTCTTTTGGCGATCGGCCTTCTTAATTACGCCGATGATGAAGGGTATTTCAATGCCAACCCGAAACTGATTAAAGCTGCAATTTTCCCGATACGGGAGCAGTCCGGTAGCATTCCGGTACTGTTGCGAGAGCTTTCCAGCGTGGGATATATCAGCCTGTTTTCCGGCCATGACGGCAAAATTTACGGCCTTGTGAATAACTTTGCCAAACATCAGGTCATCAACAAGGCTAAAAAGAGCATTATCAGAGACTTATGTGTATTACCGTATGAGTACGGTACTGATACCGAACAACTACCGTCTGGAAGGGAAAGGAAGGGAAAGGAATGGAAAGGAAAACCCCCACTTATAGGAGACGAGCAAAATTCACCTGTGGATAACTCTGCTGGTGGCGGTGAACCAGATCCGGATGCGAACAACGCGATGCTGAATGGCTACGTTGCGCCTGGCGGAATGGGTGAGTTTGGAAAATTCCAGATGCGCGACAACTGGAAGCCGGATCCGCAGTTCATACAGCGCGCTGCGCTATGGGGCATAACCCTGAAGACGGACATCACGCCGTTCGAGCTGGCAGAATTCATCACGTACTGGAAAGCGGAGGGGAAGGCATTCCACCACGACCAGTGGCAGCAGAAGCTGGCGAGAAGCGTGCAGCAGTCCAGGGCAAGGCCAGTCGCCCAGCAGAAGCGAAGGGATATCAACGACGTTCCGGAGCCGGACAAAGCCATACCGCAGGGATTCAGGGGATACCAGCCCTCATAGCGGCACCAGCGCGGCAGCGCATTTTTTTACGCCCGCATAATTACCTTGCAGGTAACAAAATATGCGCATAGCTATTGATTTTAATTCTAATGTGGATTTAAATTACCTGAGAGGTAAGTCATGAGAAAGCAGTTACAGGCTCTTGGTCGACTCAAAACTGGCCAGATGAACAAGACGGAATCTGCGTACTGCCAGCATCTGGAACTGCGCAAGCATGCCGGTGAGGTGGCCTGGTACCAGTTCGAAGGTATCAAGCTGAGACTGGCTGATAACACGTTTTACACGCCGGACTTCGCAGTGATGCTAAGCACCGGCGAGATGGAATTACACGAGGTGAAAGGTTTCTGGACCGACGACGCTAGGGTGAAAACCAAAGTCGCAGCAGATCAGTATCCGTTCCGCATCATCGGTGTGACTGCGAAGCCGAAGAAAGCCGGTGGCGGATGGAGTGTCGAAGTTTTCTGAATCGATCATCCTTTTTGATATCAACGTAATCAATAACTTATACGGGTAAGCGGGGGTAAAGATGGAATGCAATGTGAGTGAGTTGGTAAAGCGGGGACATGATCAGGCCGCAGAGCTGAAGGCATCATGCGGCGCCGTCGATGTGCGCACTGTGGCGCAGCTGATAAGCGATCTGGCTACGCAACTGGATGTGCAACTGGCTCGCAGTAATGCGCTAGCTGCGGAGAATGCGGGGCTGAAAAATGCTGCTGAATTCGCAACGGCAGATGATATGTGGGAAGAGTTAGGCGGCAATGTGATGCGGTACCAATATCAGGAGTGGTATGCGGACAGGTTGAAATCTGCAATGGAAATCCCAGCGACCTCCGCCTCTCTGGCTGAGGTTCGGGCGCAAGGTGTAGAGTCTGGAATCGACATGTTAATTGCGATAATGAATCATCAGCATCCTGCTGCCTCGCAAGCAATAGACATCCTGCGAATTCACGCCGAACATCTTCGCAAAGGAGTGCAGTCATGAGCAAACCCGTAATAGCAGTTTGGTTTTCCTGTGGAGCAGCCAGCGCCGTGGCCGCCAGGCTGACATTTGAGAAATATGGCGATACTCACGAGATTCGCGTGCTGAACAACCCCGTAGCTGAAGAAGATGAGGATAATGTCAGATTTCTGCATGACGTCGAAGGATGGCTGGGTATCAAAATCGAGTCAGTAGTAAATCCGATGTTTCCTAACGCCAGCGCTGTAGAGGTGTGGGACCACCAACAATACATGTCCGGCATAGCAGGAGCCCCATGCACTAAAGCCCTTAAGAAGCTCGCCAGAAAGCACTGGGAGCAAAGCAACAAGTGCGACCACGTTGTTTTGGGATTTACGGCTGATGAATCTCATCGCGCTGACAACTTTGTTAAAAATGAGCGGCACGACCTTTTGCCAGTGCTCATTGATGCCGCGCTTACAAAAGGGGACTGCTTCACGATTTTACTCGAAGCTGGAATCACTCTCCCACGCATCTATCAGCTTGGCTATCCAAACGCCAACTGTATTGGCTGCGTAAAAGCAACTTCACCGACCTACTGGAATCACGTCAGAAAAGTTCACCCTGAGATTTTCCAGCAGCGCGCTGAACAGTCTCGTCTGATCGGGACAAAGCTGGTTCGCTATAAAGGCGTCCGCATGTACCTTGATGAGCTTCCGCCAGATGCAGTCGGCAGGCCAATGAAAGATATGGATTTCGAGTGCGGCATTTTCTGTAAGCCGCAAGATGAGGAGGCCGCCCAATGAGCAACATCGACAAACAGGCGCTGCGTATTCCTGAGCGAAAAAAACATAACTGGGGCCAGGCGGTAATGCGCGATTGCGACTTCTGCCAGCAATGGGCTCTGACTGTTCGGCACTCCGACGGCGGGTGTATATGCGCCAGTTGCTGCGATTCAGAATATACAACTGCACTTTCCTGCGCTCTTGTGGTGGCGATGGATGATCTGGAAGCCGCAGAGTCGCGGATTGCTGACCAACGCGGAATCATAGCATCGGCGCGGAAGTTCATCAGCGAGTATGCTGGTCTTGGTGATGTTGGCGCTGCTGAGTTCATAAAGATAATCGACAGAGCCGCAGCCGGTAAAGGAGAGGAATCATGAGAGCACTTACCAAAGAATGGCTCCAGCAGACAATCGCGGAGCTTGAAGAAGAGTGCGATGCTATGCCAGGTGCAGTAAACGAAGATGCTGCCAAGGCGCTCGCTGCGATGAAGATTGCGCTGGCATCGCTCGAAGCGGAGCCGGTGGCGTGGACTGATGCGGATGAATTGCGTGATGTTAAGAATGGAGGCAGCGGCTATCTGTTCGATATTGGTGGTGAGGCCAATAAATTTGCTGATCCGCGCCGCCAAGTGATGCTTTACACCATCCCGCCAGCGCCGGTATCTGTGCCTGATGAGCTGACACGCGAAGAGTACAAGCGTCGGTTCATGGAAGAGGACAATTTTGATGACACTTTCCGAGGTGGCTGGAATGCCTGCCGCGCCGCCATGCTTCAGGGGGCCGATGGCAACGCTCCGGCGCACTTCCGTAGCCGACCAGCGCAAAGCAGCCTCTCTCCGGCGCAAGGCGGCAACTCTCCAGTGATTCCGGATGGTTGGGTGATGGTGCCGATTGAGCCTACAGCGGAAATGATTTCTTCAGGTATTGCCGCTCATTTCGAGCGCAGCCAAACGCAGATTCATGACAGGCCTGCGCCGGGGCCGATGGAATGTGCGTATGTGGCCATGCTAGCAGCAGCACCGCAGCAGGAGGTGAAGTGATGGGTAAGCTAACATTCGTCATTGAGTTCGAAGACGGCAAGGAGCCGCCAGTACATGCCCATATGGAAGCTTTCGGTGGGGTGGTTGTTGCGGTCGCGTTCCGTGATGCATTGAGCGAGGATGATCACCAGAAGACGATCACTATCTCTCCTCAGGTGCTTAGCGATATGCGGTGCTTTATCTGCAATGGTAAGCATCCGATCGGTGTCGCCTGCCCATTTAGCTCCCCCACAATGGTATCGCACAATGAATAACCCATTCGACGTGGTGATGTTCGTGCTGCTGGCAATCGGCGCACTTCAGCAAATGGGGTGGCTGCCATGGTAAGCAAACTCAAACAGCGGCGACTGCGCCGCCTTAAAGCGGACGTGGCATGGTGGAAAGGTGAAGCCTCGGACCTGTACGCCAGAGTCATGGAGCAGGCCGACGAAATAGCCGAACTCCGCAGGCTGGTCATCCGCGTGCCGATGCCGGTGGTGGTCCCGGCGGATATCATGCAGGGCATTAACGTGAAGGGTGCGTTTGCGATGGGAATCGAACGCTATGGTGATGCGATGCTGAAGTTGGCGAAAAAGGAGAAAGGCAATGGCTAAGACAGCAGCAGAACGTAAAGCAGCGCAGCGTGCCCGTCAGGCGGAAGCTGGTGAACGCAAGCTGGAGCTGGTTCTCGACGAGCAGGAACTGGAGATGCTGGCGCGGAACTGCGCGGAGCGTCGCCCGGGTCGTGATCCATACGAACTGAGCGAGTACATTGCCCTGCTGATCCGCCAGGATGATGCCCGGGTGCGTGGCCGCATCAAAGCTATCAGCGCCAACCAGTGCGGCAAGTGTGGCGACAGCCTGCCGGTGAAGTCCTGCCCGTGCGCCGGTGATTCGGCGTGCTGGGTAACTCAGGGCTGGCACGAAACGAAACTTGCGATGTGACAGGTCACAGCGTATTGACTAAATCCTCACATGATTATACTGTTTAAATGTACAGTATTTTTATGTGAGGTTCCATTATGGGCTTTCCATCTCCGGCAAAAGACTACGCAGAATCCCGCCTTACCATCACCAGCATGTGCGGCTACGACGGCAACTGTCGAACCGTTGAGACGTCGGCTGGGTACGCAATCATCAACGTCGCAAATAAACCACATCCGGGTGATACAGTGCTGATTTCCTATTGCGGTCGCACGGAGTTCGCCATCGTGCAGGGGCGGGCGCTTATCGTTCCGGAGGGTGAGTCCATCGAAGGTGAAGCGCTGGACGACACGACTGTGCTGGGAGTGGTTACACATTTCCTCAACCGTGCCGGCAGCCAGGAAGACGATCCGATACCAGTCATGTAACATCTGCGCGGGCGTGATAGTATTACCTTCATGGTAATAAAATTACTCAGGTGGTAATGATGCCCGCGACACCAAAAACCCACAAACGCAAATCAACGCAATATAAGCCTCTTACAGCGATGCAGGAGGCTTACTGCCAGTCCTACATTAAGACACCCGAAAACCAGTCTCAGGCAGCGATAGACGCAGGATTTTCGCCTAATACGGCGGCGGTCAAAGCCAGCGTGATGATGCGCGACGAAAGAATCCAGAAACGAATCGCCGAACTGATGGAGGAGCGCAACAAGCGCATGCGCGTCAGCGCTGATTACGTGCTGCTGCGCCTGGTGGAAATCGACCAGATGGACGTGCTGGACATCCTGAACGATGACGGCAGCCTGAAGCCTATCCGTGAGTGGCCGAAAATCTGGCGTACCACGCTCAGCGGCTTCGACCTGTCCTCAACCATCATGAACATGAACGAGGATTCGATAGAGACCATCCTCAAAAAAATAAAATGGCCGGACAAGGTGAAGAACCTCGAGCTGATTGGTAAGCACGTCGACGTCAACGCGTTCAAAGAGCGCCTGGAAGTTTCCGGCACTGTCACCATCGCCGAACGCATGGCCGCCGCCCGGCGCCGCGTCAAGGAGCAGGCTGGTGGTGAAGAATGACAGCCGCAGCCATGTCTCCGGAAGAGCAGCTCGTCGAGGATATTGCTTCGTTCACGTATGACCCGCTGGGCTATGCGCTGTATGCGTTTCCGTGGGGCGAGGGAGGAACAGAACTGGCACACGCCACCGGGCCGAGAAATTGGCAGGCTGACGCATTCCGCGAGATACGCGATCACCTTCAGAACCCCGCTACGCGTCACCAGCCTCTAATGCTGGCCCGCGCATCCGGTCACGGTATCGGCAAATCCGCTTTCATTTCGATGCTGATCAACTGGGGCATGTCCACCTGCGAGGACTGCAAGGTGGTGGTGACCGCCAACACCGACAACCAGCTGCGCACCAAGACCTGGCCGGAAATCATCAAATGGTCGAATCTGGCTATCACGAAAGAGTGGTTCACCTGCACCGCCACGGCGATGTACAGCAACGATCCGGGCCACGATAAACGCTGGCGCGCTGACGCAATCCCGTGGTCTGAGCACAACACAGAGGCGTTCGCCGGGCTGCACAACGAGCGCAAGCGCATCATCGTGGTATTCGATGAAGCGTCCAATATTGCAGATCTGGTGTGGGAGGTTGCCGAAGGTGCGCTGACGGACGAAGACACTGAAATCATCTGGGTGGCGTTCGGGAACCCGACGCGTAACACCGGGCGTTTCCGCGAATGTTTCCGAAAATACAAGCACCGCTGGAAGTGCGCGCAGATTGACAGCCGCACCGTGGAAGGCACGAACAAGCAGCAGCTCCAGAAATGGGTGGACGACTACGGCGAGGACAGCGACTTCGTTAAAGTCCGTGTGCGGGGGATCTTCCCTGACGCGTCTGAACTCCAGTTTATCCCGACCGGGCTCACTGACGAGGCGATGAAGCGCATAGTGACCGCTGCGCAGGTGGCGCACGCACCGGTTATTATCGGCGTCGACCCGGCTTATTCAGGCGTGGATGATGCGGTGATATACCTGCGGCAGGGGCTGCACAGCAAAGTCCTCTGGACCGGCAACAAGACCACTGACGATCTGATTATGGCGAAGCGCATCGCCGACTTTGAGGATCAGTACCAGGCCGACGCGGTATTTATCGACTTTGGCTACGGTACCGGGCTTAAGTCTATCGGTGACGGATGGGGCCGGACGTGGCAGTTAATCCCGTTCGGCGGCGGATCGACCGACCCGCAGATGCTCAACAAACGCGGCGAGATGTTCAACAGCTGCAAGACGTGGTTGAAGCTCGGCGGCGCGCTGGATGACCAGGAGACGGCGGATGACCTGTCGGCGGCAGAGTACAAAGTCAGGGTAGACGGTAAGATCGTCATTGAGCCGAAGGAAGATATCAAAGAGCGCTTAGGCCGCTCGCCTGGCAAGGGGGACGCGCTACTGCTGACGTTTGCTTTCCCGGTAACGAAGCGCCTGCGAATTCCAGGGCAGGAGAACCAGCAGGGTAAAGCGGTTACAGATTACGACCCGTGGAAATAACAAAGCCCGCATTAGCGGGCCTTGAAATACGGAGTGCTCAGGATGGTATCTGTCAGCTCATGCTCGCACTTTTTAACCTTCTGGAAGATGTCATTCAGCTTTTCCATCACTTCCTGGTCTGCTGCTCTTCGCTTCTTTGTTCTGGCGCTCAGTCTGCGTTTTGACATAGTGACCTCGAATTAAAGCCCGCGCATCGGCGGGCTGATTGTGACATGTCACGGCGCTACTTCTTGTAGTGGAAACTGATTTTCGAACCACAGCTTTTCCTTCAGCAGATAACCTTCCAGCATCCAGATTTTATTCACAGCGTTTTCGCGGGCGATCTTGCGGCCAATTTCAGCGTCGAAATTCTCCGGGCTTGCGCAGGCGCTTTCGCCGGTGACGGTGAAGCCGTTCTTCAGCACCAGAACGCAGAAGGTTAACAGGTCTAATTCTTCAGGTCCGTAGTCAACTTCATCTGCAAATTTCGTTTCAAACTGCTCACCACGTACACCGTTCTGGGCTGTAAAGTAATGCTCGCTGGCGATAATGCTCTCAATGTGGTCCGGCGTAACGCGCGGCGCTGTTAAGCCTTTGGCCTGAATTTCCTGCTCAATAGCCATGCAGGATGGTGCTGGAGATGCGGTTGATACCATGATATTCACCTTAAAAAAATGCCCGGACGAACCGGGCGAATGGAAGCAAGGGTCTACGGAGTGCCATCCTTGGCGGGTGAAGCAGGGTTTACAGCGCAACGTCATCGGAATGGCGTTCTGCTGTAAAAAGGGCGGTGGTCAGAAGTGGTAGCAACTGCCACCGCCAAAACTACACGCATTGCCTGGTACTGCCGTATCACGGTCCTAAGGCGTGATGGGGTTGTGGTGTCCGGGCTGAGAATCCGGCTTATTGGTTGGAGCGCCCGCACCACCAGTGACACTGTCTTGAGGCGCTGACTGATTACGGCTTGCCATGGGCGCTGTTTATACATCGGTCGCGCATCAGCCTACGCATTCACCACAACGGAAAGAGCACTGAACCTATGGCTATTGGATTTCACACTGGCTGATCAATTCCAGCGCGCCTCGCGGCCTCAACAACCAAGAGGAATCGAACCTCTCAATGCTCTTACCTGTTGTGTGCCTGTCTTTCCAGGCTGTCAGCAATTCGGTAACACGGCTTGCTTACCGTGGCGTCTGGGCTGTTTAGACCCTTCAGCAATACGGGATATACCCGTTCGAAAACACTACTTCCACTGCCGCTACCAGTAGTGAAGAGAGCACCGATTACCACAGTGGACCACCCGGCGAGGGAGGCGTTGCTTCCGCCAATGCTCTCTTCACTACATCCTCGTCTCTTCCGAGGTGTCACACCGTATCGCCACGATGGTGAATCGCCAATTCGTGCAATACAACGATGGCTTGCACATTCCGGCTACCTGCTCAGGGGAAGTTGTCAAGGACCCTGCCAGACCGCTGCGACACATGTGCCATATGCCGTACTGCTCACACCTGGAAGCGCACTCACCAGTTTTGATTTAGCTACAAGACCTCACCGAACCGATATCAAAGTGCGCTTTCATGTTGTGTTACCTGAAGGGTAATAATTGCAGTCCATTATGTCAATACACTACGTAAAATAATCCGTATATGGTTAAATTGGTAATAATTTAATCGTGTGTGAGGTTATCGCTATGTGTATCGGCAGCAAGCCATCAGTGCCAGCGGCACCAGAAGTTCAGGCCGCACCTCAGGAGCAGGACGCCGCTGTGGTCAGTGCGCGTGATGACGAAGAGCGCCGCCGCCGTGCTGCCGCCGGTCGTAACTCGACCATGCTCACCGGTGCCCAGGGCGACACTTCCGCCGCCAATACCAGCGGTAAAACGCTGCTCGGTCAGTAACGGAGCGCGCAGAGATGGTGGAAACCGAAAAAGAGCGGCTACTGAAGCAGCTCGCACAGCTGAAGAATGAGCGCACATCGTTCGAGCCGCACTGGCGCGACCTGAGCGACTTTATCAATCCGCGCGGTTCCCGCTTCCTGACGTCTGACGTTAACCGTGACGATCGCCGCAACACCAAAATTGTTGACCCTACCGGTTCACTCGCTCAGCGCATTCTCGCCAGCGGCATGATGTCCGGCATCACCAGCCCTGCGCGCCCGTGGTTCAAGCTGGCAACGCCTGACCCTGACATGATGGATTACGGCCCGGTGAAGGTCTGGCTGGAAGTCGTGCAGCGCCGCATGAACGAAGTGTTCAACAAGTCGAATCTGTATCAGTCTCTGCCCGTCATGTACGCCAGCCTGGGTACTTTCGGTACTGCCGCTATGGCTGTTCTGGAAGATGACCAGGACGTGATCCGCACAATGCCTTTCCCGATTGGCAGCTACTACCTGGCTAACAGCCCGCGTGGCAGCGTCGACACCTCCTTCCGTCAGTTCTCAATGACCGTGCGCCAGCTCGTGCAAGAGTTTGGCCTGGACAATGTCAGCGCGTCCGTGAAGAGCCAGTGGGAAAGCGGATCGTATGAAAACTGGATCGAGGTAAACCACTGCATCACGCCAAACATCAACCGCGACAGCGGGAAGATGGACAGCAAGAACAAGCCATATCGCTCTGTCTATTTCGAGACAGGCGGCGACTCCGACAAATTGCTGCGTGAATCTGGCTTCGATGAATTCCCGATTCTGGCGCCGCGCTGGGAAGTTAACGGCGAGGACGTATACGCGTCTTCCTGCCCCGGCATGCTGGCGCTCGGGCAGGTCAAAGCGCTTCAGGTTGAGCAGAAACGTAAAGCTCAGCTCATCGACAAAGCTACAAACCCGCCGATGGTTGCGCCAACTTCACTGAAGAATCAGCGCGTTTCCCTTCTACCTGGCGATGTGACGTATCTCGACGTTCTGAGCGGGCAGGACGGTTTCAAACCTGCGTACCTGGTAAACCCGAATACCGCCGACCTGCTGGCTGACATCCAGGACACCCGCCAGACCATCAACAGCGCCTACTTTGTCGACCTCTTCATGATGCTGCAAAACATCAACACCCGCTCAATGCCGGTGGAGGCGGTGATCGAGATGAAGGAAGAGAAGTTGCTGATGCTCGGCCCGGTGCTGGAACGCCTGAACGACGAAGCGCTCAACCCGCTAATTGACCGCGTTTTCTCCATCATGGCGCGCAAGAACATGCTGCCGCCACCGCCTGACGTTATGCAGGGAATGCCGCTGCGCATCGAGTACATCTCCGTTATGGCGCAGGCGCAGAAATCTATTGGCCTCACCAGCCTGTCGCAGACCGTTGGCTTCATCGGCCAACTCGCACAGTTCAAACCTGAAGCGCTGGACAAACTCGACGTGGATCAGGCTATCGACGCGTTCTCTGAAATGTCCGGCGTATCGCCAACTGTCATCGTTCCGCAGGAGCAGGTGCAGGGCATTCGTGAAGAGCGCGCCAAGCAACAGCAGGCAGCTCAGGCGCTGGCAATGGGTCAGTCCGTAGCGCAGGGCGCGAAGACGCTCAGCGACACGCAAACCGCAGATCCAAGCGCACTGACAGCAATCACTAACGCAGTGGGAGCGGCGCAGCAATGACGTATATCGACGAAGAAGAACGCAAATCCGAGCTGGAAGCTGAACAGCAGATCCTCGCTCAGCGCGATATCGAAGACATCCAGTTCGTCATGGGCAGCGAGCAGGGCCGCCGCGTTATCTGGTCACTGCTGGAGAAAGGGAAGGTATTCGCGCCGTGCTTCGCCGGTGATTCGCATTTAACCGCATTCAACGAAGGGCAGCGCAACCTGGCGCTGGTTCTGTTTCAGCGCGTCATGACGCACTGCCCTGATCAGTATCTGAAGATGGCCGCAGAGGCCGGTGAGGACAATGTATGACACAGGTACAAACCCAGCGCGTCGTGCGCTTTGATGGCGCAAATCAGGTGGTAGAGGTTCCGGATCCTGCCCCGGCAACAATTGGCGCCCCGACCACCACTGATTACGGCGGCGTGAAGTTGGGGGCAGCCATTGCAGCACCGGCAGCAATGACAGCTACCGCTGATACCAGCTCTTCCGCATCAGACGTTGCCGGGCTTGTTACTGACCACAACGATCTGGTCGCCAAATACAACGCGCTGCTGACAGATACCACTGCGCTGCGCACCACTCTTTCCGCTGTTCTGGCGCAACTCAAAGCCAAAACAATCCCGGTTTAAGGAGATAACCAATGAACTTATTTGATCGTCTGCTGCATCGCCGTCTTTGCAATGAGCAGCCTGCTGATGGTGGAGCTGCTCCGGCACCGTCTGAGCCAGCCGCACCTGCTGCCGAAGCTCCAGCACCCGCAGGCGACCCGGCAAAACCAGAAGGCGATAAGCCGCAGCCTGGCACTGAAGGTGACAAGCCTCAGGACGACAAGCCCGCTGATGGTGATAAGCCAGCGGATAAGTCGGAAGGCGAAGAGCAGAAGCAGGAAGGTGCGCCGGAGAAATACGAATTTACCGCTGGTGAAGGCGTAGAGCTGGATGCAGACGCGCTGAAGGACTTCGAACCCGTTGCTCGTGATCTGAACCTGACCAACGAGCAGGCGCAGAAGCTGGTGGACGCATATCCCAAAATTCTGGCCGGTGTGCAGCAGCGTCAGGCAGAAGCCTGGCAGAAGCAGACCGAAGGCTGGGCAGAGACAGTGAAGGCAGACAAGGAAATCGGCGGCGACAAACTTACCGCAAACCTCAGCGCTGCTCAGCGTGCACTGGACCAGTTTGGCACGCCGGAACTGAAAGAATATCTGAACGCTACCGGGCTTGGTAACCATCCAGACCTTGTTAAGACGTTCGTGAAAATCGGTAAGGCTATGTCAGAAGACGGCATGGTTACCGGGAAAGAAAGCGGTCAGCGTTCTGCTGCCGAAGTGCTTTATGGCTAATAAGAGAGGATATAACCATGGCTGTTAAAGGCGTAAATGCGCTGACGCTGGCTGACTGGGCTAAGCGTACTGATCCAGACGGGAAAGTCGATAAGATTGTCGAACTGCTTTCCCAGACCAACGAAATCCTGACGGACATGATGTTCGTAGAGGGTAACCTGCCAACTGGTCACCGTACCACCGTTCGCTCGGGGCTCCCACAGCCTACCTGGCGTTTGCTGAACTACGGTGTGCAACCGACAAAATCAACTACCGTACAGGTCACTGACACTGTCGGCATGCTGGAGGCTTATGCGGAAGTAGATAAGTCACTGGCAGATCTTAACGGTAACACTGCTGAATTCCGCCTGTCTGAAGATCGTGCATTCCTCGAAGGCATGAACCAGCAGATGGCTCAGACCCTGTTCTACGGCGACACCAGTGTGAACCCGCAGCAGTTCATGGGCCTGTCATCCCGCTACTCCAGCAAATCCGCAGGCAACGGCCAGAACATTATTGATGCTGGCGGCACCGGTACAGATAACACCTCTATCTGGCTGGTGGTCTGGGGTGAAAACACTGTGCACGGCATCTTCCCTAAAGGGCAGAAGGCTGGTTTGCAGACTCAGAACCTCGGCGAGCAGACGCTTACCGATGCCAATGGCGGCAAATACCAGGGTTACCGCACCCATTATAAGTGGGATAACGGCCTGGCTCTCCGTGACTGGCGCTACGTTGTGCGCATCGCCAACATCGATGTGAGCGATCTGTCAGTACCAGGTTCAGCTGCAAATATCGTCAGCCTGATGGTTAAAGCGCTGCACCGCGTCCCTAACCTGAAAATGGGCCGCGCGGTGTTCTACATGAACCGTACCGTTGCCCAGGCGCTGGATCTGCAATCTCTGGATAAAGCCTCTCTGGCTCTGTCCGTAAAAGAGACTGAAGGCGAATTCTGGACCACGTTCCGTGGCATCCCAATCCGTGAAACCGATGCGATTCTGGAAACAGAAGCGCGCGTTGTTTAACGCCTGTCATTAACTGATGGGCCTTAACCGGCCCATAAATGGAGAAAGAAAATGATCCTCGACAAACTGTTGATGTTCTCCGAGAAGCAGGCGGTTACAGCTTCCGCTGCTTCTACGGACGTGATTGACCTCGGCCCTATCGACGGCACCCGCCGCGATATTGGCGTTGGTTATCCTCTGGAGTTCTGGGCAACCGTTGACACCACTGCAACCGCTTCTGGTGCCGCAACCCTCAACGTTCAGTTGCAGACCAGCCCGGACAACTCTACCTGGACCACTATCTACGACAGCGGTGCTCTGGCGCTGTCTGCTCTGACAGTTGGCAAACGCCTGTTCTCTACCAAAGTGCCGGCGGGCGTCCAGCGTTATCTGCGCGTTAACTATTCAGTCGGCACCGGTCCGCTGACTGCTGGCGCGTTCACCTCGGGCATTAATCTGGATGTTGACAACAACACTCCTTATTACCCGATCCGTTCCAAAGTGACTGGATAAGGTGATGGCAATGGAAAAAGCAAAATACCGCGTCCTGCGCTTATCCCATATTCATAACAACCTCTGGCCTGAAGGCTCAGAGATTGAATATGACGGCGAGCCAGGATCTGCGCTGGAGCCGATCAACGCAGCGGCGAAGGCGGCAAAGAAGAAGGCAGACCAGAAGCGTGGAATCGTGCCGGTTGACTCTCATCCTGAACCACAGGATGAAGATGATGGCAAGGAAGATACCGGCGGTAAAGATGCCAATACCTTCAGTGAAGATGAAGCCGCGCTACGCCAGCAGTACGAAGAACTTTTCAACAAGAAGCCTGGAAACATGAATGTTGAAACGATCAAAGAGCGTATCGCGGAAGAACGGCAAAAACTGGGCGTCTAAGCCTCGCTAATAAAACAAGGGGCTTCGGCCCCTTTATTGCAGGAGTCCGCTATGGAACTGGTAAACCTTAAAACCGGCACCGACAGCTACCAGGATGAATCTGGTGAAACAAAAACCCGTGACGATTATCCATGGGGTCTATGCATCAATCTTGACAATGAAACACTGAAGAAACTCGGCGCAACGCCGCAGCCTGTCGGTACTGAGGTGATGATCTCCGCCAAAGCTATCATCAAAAGCATGTCGACTCGCGAAGATGGTGAGGGTGTCCGGCACGATGCCAGCCTGCAAATCACCGACATGGCAATCTCGCCTGTGTCAGGTGAGAAGCCAAAAACTGCCGCCCAGACTCTCTACGGCGGGGAGGATGATTAATGGCCTCCGTTATCGAGATCTGCAACCGCGCGCTGAGCAATATCGGGAACAGCCGCAGCATTAACAGCCTGACAGAGGCCAGCAAAGAAGCCGGGCAGTGCTCCCTGCATTTCGATTCCTGCCGCGATGCTGCGCTGGCGGACTTCGACTGGAACTTTGCCACAAAACGCCTGGCTCTGGCCGATACCAACAATCCGCCGCCGGACTGGGCTTATTCCTACCAGTATCCGACTGACTGCCTGCGTATCACCGAAATTATGGTGCCCGGTATCCGTAATCCGACGGCGGCCATGCGCATCAACTATGAGGTTGGGGCTGATACCGACGGCACCGGAAAGCTGATCTACACCGATCAGCCTCAGGCATGGCTGAAGTACATCGCGCGCGTCACCGACGTGAACATGTTCGATGCAATCTTCATGGAAGCGCTGTCCTGGCGTCTGGCCGCCGCCATCAATATGCCGCTGACCGGCAGCGCAGATCTCGGTAACAACGCACTGACTATGTACCGCAGCGTCATCCTGAGCGCTGGCTCGCACAGCCAGAACGAATCCCAGGAGCCGCAGCCGTCAGTTGATGAGTTCACCGCAGCGAGGTTGTCATAATGGCTTTCAGTTGGATCCAGCCGAGCTTTGCCGGTGGCGAGATTGGCCCATCGCTGTACGGGCGCATCGATATGTCGAAGTATCAGGTTGCGCTGCGTAAGTGCGACAACTTTATTGTCCGGCAGTATGGCGGGGTGGAGAATCGCCCGGGAACGCGCTTCGTCGGCGAAGCCAAATACCCGACGCGCAAATGCCGTCTTATTCCTTTCCAGTTCTCAACCGTCCAGACTTATGCGCTGGAGTTCGGGCACAACTACATGCGCGTTATCAAAGACGGTGCGTATGTGCTGAACAGCAGCAATGTGATCTATGAACTGGCTATGCCGTATGCAGAGGCCGACCTGTTCCGCATTAAATTCACGCAGAGCGCCGATGTGCTTACCCTGGTTCACCCGGCCTACCCGCCGAAGGAGCTGCGCCGTTACGCGCACGACAACTGGCAGATCGTCGATGTCACCACAAAAAACGGACCGTTCGAAGATATCAATGTTGACGAGTCAGTGAAGGTATACGCCAGCGCCAGTACCGGGACCATTACGCTGACGGCCAGCTCTGCCATCTTTGGCGCTGAGCAAGTCGGTAAGCTGTTTTATCTCGAACAGCCGGCGGTTGATTCAGTTCCCGTATGGGAGACCAGCAAGACCACCGCTATCAACGATGTGCGCCGCGCCGACAGCAACTACTACCGTGCCAATACGTCCGGCAAGACCGGGACCCTGCGCCCGTCTCACACTGAAGGCATGTCGTGGGATGGATGGGGAGGAACCGGGGATAGTGATACCGGCATCCAGTGGGAGTACCTGCACAGCGGTTTCGGCATCGCACGCATTACAGCCGTAGCCAGCGACGGCCTGACAGCCACTGCTACGGTTGCGAGCTATATCCCGTCGCAGGTTGTCGGATCGGCGAATGGCAGCTACAAGTGGGCACGGTACGCATGGAACAGCGTCAACGGCTACCCGAGCACGGTTGTTTACTATCAGCAGCGCCTGTATTTCGCCGCGTCTACCGCGTACCCACAAACGATCTGGGCGAGCCGGACCGGCGACTATAAGGACTTCGGCAAGAATAACCCTATTCAGGATGATGATCGCATCATATACACCTACGCCGGGCGACAGGTGAATGAGATCCGCCACCTGATCGACGTCGGAAACCTGGTCGCGCTGACGTCTGGCGGAGAATATACGATATCCGGAGACCAGAATAAGGTCCTCACGCCGTCGGCGTTCTCGTTCAGCTCGCAGGGAAACAACGGTTCCAGCAATGTGCCGCCGATCGCGGTGGCAAACATCGCGCTGTTCATCCAGGAGAAGGGGAGCGTGGTCCGTGATCTGGCTTACTCCTTCGACGTGGACGGATACCAGGGCACTGACCTGACCATACTGGCAAACCACCTGTTCCAGAAGCGCAGCATTGTCGACTGGTCATTCTGCATCGTGCCGTACAGCAGCGCGTTCTGCATCCGCGACGACGGCAAACTGCTGGTGCTGACCTATCTGCGCGACCAACAGGTATTTGCCTGGGCACCGCAGTCCAGCACTGGAAAGTACGAAAGCACCTGCTCCATCAGCGAAGGAAGCGAGGACGCTGTTTACTTCGTGGTTAACCGCACCATCAACGGCCAGACGAAACGTTACATAGAGCGCCTGTCCAGCCGCCTGTTTACCAGTGATGAAGATGCTTTCTTTGTCGATTGCGGACTGAGCTATGACGGACGCAATACCTCAACACGTACTATGACCATCAGCGGCGGCAGTGGTGACTGGAGCTATCAGGTTGACTACCCGGTGACGATAAGCGGCGGGGCGTATTTCGTGGGCACTGACGTTGGCGCTCAGATCCAGTTCCCGTACTCAGAAACGGATCCTGATACCGGCGAAGTGGTGGCGAAAGAATTGCGTGGCGACATTATCTCCGTAACGAGTAATACCGCCGTGGTTGTGCGCTTCAACCGTAACGTACCCGCGGTACTGCGCACTGCGGCCACAACTAACTGGCAGATGGCCCGCCAGACTTTCAGCGGGCTGTCACACCTAGAAGGCCAGACAGTAAACATCCTCTCAGATGCCAGCGTAGAGCCGCAGAAAACCGTCTCTGGTGGTGCTGTCACGCTGGAGTCACCTGGCGCGGTTGTGCATATCGGGCTACCAATCACTGCTGAATTCGAAACGCTGGACATCAATATCAATGGGCAGGAAACGCTGCTGGATAAAAAGCAGGTGATCCCCACTGTCACGATGGTGGTCAACGCCAGCCGCGGCATCTGGGCAACCACTCCGGGCGGAGAATGGTACGAGTATCCTCAGCGTGAGTTTGAGTTCTACGACGATCCGGTTGATGACGCTACCGGGAAGGTGGAAGTGAAGCTCGATAGCAACTGGGATAAGAACGGACGCGTTAAGGTGCGCCAGCTCGACCCACTGCCGCTTTCTGTTCTGGCGGTCCTGCCGCGCATGACGGTCGGGGGATTCTGATGATTAAAGCTCAGATTGTACCGGCCACCGCAGCGCATATTGAAGCCATGCTGCCACATGTCCGCCAGGCTGACGTTGATGAATTTATGGCGACAAACGGATGGAGCCCGCGCCGCGTGCTTGAATCCGGTCTGCGCACGTCAACCTTTGCCTGTGCCGGGCTGATTAACGGTGAGGTGGTGACCATCTTCGGCGTGGCCCCGGCATCAATGATCGGCGGTAACGGCATCCCGTGGCTGGTGGGCACCGATGCGCTGGAGAAATACCAGCGCACTTTCCTGCGCCGCTGCGGGAAAGTGGTCAATGCAATGCTGGCTGTTTACCCGTATCTTGAAAACTATGTTGATGCCCGCAACCACACAGCGCGTATCTGGCTGCACTGGCTGGGATTCACCATTGAAGAACCACAGCCGTACGGCGCTTACGGTCTTCTGTTTCATCGCTTCCACATGGAGAGAAAATAATGTGCGGACCAGTTGCAGTTGGTGTAGGAATGCTTGCCATGTCAGCAATGCAAGCCTACAGCCAGAACCAGCAAGCTAAGTATCAATCTGCCGTTGCTGATCAGAATGCGGATATTGCTCAGCAGCAGGCGCAAGACTCTATAAATAGGGGGAATGCGCAGGCCGCTGAAGTTCGCCGACGTAATCGCCAGGCAGCTGGCACCCAGGCGGCGACGATGGGAGCCACCGGCGCGGATCTCTCAACTGGCAATGCGCTGGATATCTTCGGTGATACTGCACAATTTGGAGAGCTTGATGCTCTTACGACCATTAATAATGCCCAGCGTGAAGCCTACGGATTCCAAGTCCAAGGAATGAATGCTCAGGCCGAGTCGAGAGCGGCCCGCACGAATGGGCGTAACGCTGTAGGAATGACACTGTTGACGGCCCCGCTCAAAGCTTACGGCGCTTATCAGATGGCCGGCGGCACCTGGAGTCCATTCAAAACATCACTTTCATCTGGTGGTGGAACTACCCCGATGTTATCCAACAAGGGTTTTATTAATAGCAGCTCACAGTTCAAATTAGGGGGCTACTGATGCCAATTGTTCCGACAGTTCAAGGCCGACAGGTTCAAAGCACAGGTGTGCAGACCGGTGGATTTTCAGCTCCGCAAAATCTGGATGCTTTTGGTGCTTTGTCTGAGGTAGGTGAAAAATATATTGGCGCAGTTGCAGAAGCTAAACAGCGGGCGAATGTGGCTCTTTCACAGGAGGCCAGCTTAAAGCTCAGTCAGGCCGAAGAGGATTTAAAGACCCAGCTTTACAGCCTGAAGGGCCAAAACGCCATCGGTAAGGGGCAGGAGTTTACGCAGCAATATGATGAGCAGATCCAATCCCTGGCCTCGTCGCTACCTGATGACGCATCGCGCCAGATGTTCATGCAGCAGGCGCAGCAGCAGCGCATCCAGTTTCAGGGAAACGTTGGCCGCTATGAGCAGGGACAGGTCAGCGAGTTTGAAGGCAATCAATACGATGCCACCAGACAGTTGCAAATCCAGAAAGAGGCTGATGCGTGGAATAATCCCCAGGAAGCTATTCTCGCAAAGAATATTCGCACAGTAGCAACAGCGAGATTCGGTGCCTCAAGAGGTTGGTCGCAGGAGCAGATTCTGGCTGCCATTGAAAAAGATAACCTTGCCGCCACTGAGATGAGAGCTAAAAACTATGCAGTTGATAACCCGCTTGGGTGGATGAACGGTGAGTTTTCAGCTGATGATACTGGCGGTCTGGATATGCGATCTGTAGGTATCGTCGAGTCAGGCGGTAAGCATCTTAATTCAGACGGGTCAATTATCACCTCTTCTGCTGGTGCTCAGGGCCGTTTCCAGTTAATGCCTGAAACAGGCAAAGAACTGGCCGCACGGCGTGGGCTGAAATACAACCCGGCAGACGAGCAGCAACACACCATGCTGGCCTCGGATTACGCGCAGGAACTGTCAAACAAGTATGGCTCTGAATTACTGGCTGGAGCAGCATATAACTGGGGGCAGGGCAATGTTGACAAACTTATAGAGAAGGTCGGGGATCCAAGAAAAGGAGAGATATCCCAAGCCGATTTCATAAAAAAACTACCATCTGAAACGCAGGGTTGGATTTCACGATACCGTAAAAATAAAACCGGTATGGACCCCGTTACCGTTAATCAAATTGATAATCTTGCAAACGCTCAGATTGAGAAGCAGAGAAAACTGGTACTTAATGAGCTCGAACCGCTGCTCAACAATACAATGGCTCAACTCAATAATGGCGAAGTCCCTGATGCCGTTCCTTCTATCCCTGCCATTATGTTTGGCTACGGTGAGCAAGGGAAAAAAATGGTATCGAAGCTCGATATCGCTATGGACAATGCAAAAACTTTCCAGGCAATTCAGTACCTTTCTCCTGAACAGCAGCAGCAGGAATTACTCAAAAAGAAACCAGAGGTCAATGACCCTGAATATGCGCTCAAACTCGATGCGTATGGCAAGCTCGGCGCGCTGGTGCAGAAAAGTAATGAAGCGATACAGGCGCAGCGTGATGCCCGTCGTTTTAACGAAGCGCTGTCTATGGGCGAGAAACTCGACCCTACCAATAAATCCATGCAAAAAGCCGCCGACGCCACGCCAACGGCGCAAAACTTCCGGATTAACGACGCCACCACCCATGACGGGATTGTGCAGCAGGTGGCCCAGACCGGGATCATTCCTTCGCAGGTAACCACCCAGTTATCGGCGATATCCCGCGCGCGCAGTCCTGAGGCGGTCCGTCAGGGGGCTGAGTTATTTAATCGCCTCTATGACGCAGACCCAGCATCTGTCGGCGATATGCCCAAGGATATGCAGGGATTTTATCTCACCGTTAAGCAGCTAACTGATTCTGGCATGGCACCTGAATCAGCTATAGAACAGGCTCATAACCTCTCATACAACCAGACCGATGCGCTCAAAGCGCAGCTGTCATCAACACAGAGCACAAAGGAATATAAAAAAGACCGGGTCAAGGCGATGGATTCAGCCGTAAGCAATATGTCTCCCTGGTATAGCTTTGGCGGGCCATCGGCAGATGACTCAACTCCAGATGCTGCAAGATTCAGAAATGACTATCAGGCGCTGTACGACATTAACTACCGCACCACTGGCGGAAATGCTGATGCAGCGAAGAAAATGACCAATCAGCAGATCGCCCGCACCTGGAGCATCAGCGAAGTGAATGGGACTGCAAAGCTGATGAAGTATGCCCCTGAGGCTCTTTACAATTATGGCCCTTCCGGATGGCAGGCAGAGCAGTGGAAGGCAGATAAAGAGCAACTGATGTATGGCGACCGTAAGATAGACATCACTACAAGCCCGACACAACTCGGGATCACCTCCGGCAACTCAGCACCTGTTACCAGTAAAACGCCGGAGTCGCGTATTGGCGGCGAACTGGAGATTACCCCTGATGTGCTGACGGCCCGCAATGGAGATTACGCCATTATGGTGCGAACAAAAGATAAGGATGGTATTGAGGCGGTACAGCCATTCTACGATTCTTACGGCAGGCCTATGCGGTGGAAACCCTCTTTGGATGAATGGGAGCCATATAAAAAATCCATACAGGAAAGAGAGCAAAAAGATCAGGAAGAAATCATCAAGGGTCAGGAAATTCGCGGCTTTAAAGATAAACACCGTGCAATTGATGAACAGTATCGCAGGTTCCACAATGATCGTGTTAATCGCTTCAAAAACTATTTCTCATGGAGTAATGAATAATGCCTGTGTATTCCTCGCCAGAAGAACTGAGCAACGGATTTACTCCTGCTGGCAATGTTCTGCCAGAGCCGACAGGGTTTGATGTGCCTTTGCCTGAAGGAACCAACCCGGAGCCGCAGCAACCAGAACCATCGGTATGGGGCGCCGCCTTCCGCCAGAATAACCTTCTGGCCGAGATGTTCCGCCCGGCCAAGCAGTTTGAGTCGGTAGACGGGTATAACCCTTATGCTGATAAAACCGAGCTGCACGGATACGAACAATGGGGATCTGCTTTTGCTGATTCCCGCTCACCGGAAGAAACTGCCTGGCTTAAACAGCAGATTGACGACGAAAACGAGGACCGTCGGGTACTTTCAGAGGCGGGCGGGGAGGGCGTTCTCGCCAGTATTGCCGCCGGGGTTGTCGATCCGGTCACCGTCGCGTCGATGTTCATTCCTGGTGCTCAGGGCGGAGCAGTGGCCCGTATAGCGTCACAGGCTGCGATTGGCGCAGCTGCAACAGCAGCGAGCGAGGTTGCGCTGAATAACCAGCAGATTACCCGCACGTGGGGGGAGAGTGCTTCCCACGTCGCAGCTGGTGCGTTGATGAGCGGTGTATTTGCAGCCGCCGGTGCTGCGCTATCGCCATCAATTCGTACAGCGGCCACGCGTGAGGTGGCTGACGCGCTCGATAATATGAGTATCACGTCAGTGACGGACACGGCTGCTGCCTCGCTTCCCGAAGGTGGCAGCGTCGGCGCGGCGCGAATCAGTGAGGCCACGCTCGAGGATCTCACTCCGGCAGCTGGCGGCCCGGTCGGCAAGCTGGCACGTAAGGCAGGGAGTTATCTGACACCGTTTACCCGTCTGATGGAGTCGCCGTCTAAAACCTCCCGCCGCACCGCGCTTGAACTGGCAGAGAATAACTACACACTGCAAGGAAATGCCCGCGGCATTGAGACACCAATTGCGGCGGAAACCCGTGTTCGCGGGTGGCGTCGTGAAGAGGCGGCCGTCGTGGTGACGAACAAACAGGCCTACAGCCAGTATAAAGCCGCCGGGGGCGACCTGAGTTTTTCACAGTTCCGTGAGGAGGTAGGTAACGCCATGCGCAGCGGTGATGTGCATGCTAATCCGGTGGTGCAGGAAGCGGCGCAGGCAATGCGCACCGTTGTTAATCGGGTGAAAGTGGCACAGCAAAAGCTTGGCCTGTTGCCACCTGACGAGGAACTGAAAGCCATCGGCCAGGAGAGTTATTTCCCTCGCGTGTACAAAGTCGGCAAGATCGTCAACGAGCGTGATAAATTCCGCGACATGCTGGTTGACTGGTGGTCGCGTGGTGAAAAAACCATGTCCCGCGAAGAGGCGGAAATTACGGCCGATGCCACGATCAATAAAATCGTCGGCGCAAAAATTCCCCAGGATTTCGCGAATGTCTTTATGGTGAAAGCGGCAGGAAGCACCCGGGCGCGTACGCTCAGTGTTCCAGATCGCCTGATGAAAGATTATCTGGAGAGTGACGCCAACTATGTGTTACAGCGACACATTCGCGAGGCATCGGCAGAGGTTGAGCTGACCCGCGCATTCGGTAACAAATCCCTGGAAAAGCAGCTCAAGGATATTCAGGACGAATACGATGCGCTGATGCGCCAGAATCCCAAAGACCAGGCAAAACTGGCGAAAGCCCGCGATAACGATATCCGGGATATCACAGCGCTACGAGACCGCCTGGCGGGTACCTATGGCATGCCTGACGATCCATCATCATTTTTCGTACGCGCTGGTGCGTTTCTACGCAGCGCTAACTTTGTTACCAAGCTGGGCGGTATGACCGTTTCCGCTATTCCTGATCTTGCGCGCGGTGTGATGGTTAACGGGTTTGGCAATACCATGCGCGGCTACTCAGCGCTGATTACGCGATCACCGGCATTCAAGGCCAGCCGGTCAGAACAGTTAAAAATGGCCGTCGGGCTGGAGACCATCCTCCATACCCGCGCGCGGACGATGGGCGACCTGGTGGACAGTTCCGCCCGGACAACGGCAGTGGAAGCGGGTATGGAGCGTGTTACCGATGCGTTCGGCAAGCTCACGCTGATGGGTCACTTCGATGACATGAACAAATCGGTAAACGGTATGATCACGTCCGACGGTATTCTGTCCGGCGCATTCACCGGCCGCCGCCTGGCTAAGCTCGGCATTAACGACAATATGGCCGCGCGTATCCGCAGCGAGTTCGAAAAGCACGGTGAGGTGATCAACGGCTGGCATATCGGCAATTTTGAGAAATGGGACGATCAGCACGTTGCAGGCGTTTTCCAGTCTGCGGTGCTCAAAGACGTTAACAATACCGTTATCACCCCGGGGATCGGCGATACACCGCTGTGGGCCAGTACGCCGCTGGGTAAAACCATATTCCAGTTTAAATCGTTCGCGACCGCTTCCTATAATCGTGCGACGTTAGGCGGACTACAGGAGGGAACCGGTCAGTTTTATTACGGCACCGCATTTCAGATTGCTTTGGGCGCACTGACGTACGCGCTTAAACAGTCTGCAAATGGCAAAGAGGTAGACTGGTCGCCGCAGAAACTTGCTATTGAGGGGATTGACCGATCCGGTATCCTTGGTCCTCTGATGGAATACAATAATATGGCTGAGAAGGCTACCGGGGGTATGGTTGGCCTTGGGTCGCTACTTGGCACCGGCACGCAGTCGAGATATGCCAGCCGTGGCTTTATTGGCTCTGCCCTTGGGCCAACGTTCGGTCTGCTGGACACCATTACTGATGTGACTGCCGGGGTATTGAATGGTGACGCCGGTGACCGGGTTCTCCATAATGTGCGTACACTTCTTCCTGGCAACAACCTGTTCTGGATTGCTCCGCTGATAAATCAGGTTGATCCTGGTATGCGCTGATTAGCAAAGTTAAAAGGCCGCTTAAGCGGTCTATCTTTTACCTTTATGCTTATCCCAGCATGTTTTGCACCATGCCATTAGGCCATCAGCATTCTGAGCATTGGAGTAAAAGCTAGTTCTCTTTCTTCTGACATTGCAGATCGGACACCATTTCATGTGACGGGTATTCTTTGGACCATCAAGACAGCTCGCACACCAGATTGTAAGTCCGTCGGGGTGCTTCGAAGATTTTCTGAACTTATCATACGTCAGATTTACCCGACATCTAGTGCATTGCTTTTTGCCATTAGGTGCTAAATCATTCTGTGGTGCTGGTGCTGGTGCTGGTGCTGGTGCTGGTGCTGGTGCTGGTGCTGGTGCTGGTGCTGGTGCTGGTGCTGGTGCTGGTGCTGGTGCTGGTGCTGGTTTTTTGTCACTTGGCAAATTACCATGGTAAGCAGGGCGTTGAGAGACACCAGTTGAAAGCTCAGCCGTAAAAGTTTTTGGCTGGGATGGTGAGATTTCCTTTACCGCTTCAATCGGTTTTCTGTTGTAGGCTTCAATTACAGACTGATCGTACTTAGGATCGGCTGATATATTAGGAGCGTTATCCGCTCTGTGGTATTGCGTAGTTGCGCTATCAACAACCTGAGTTCGCTGAATTTTTATTTCGCCATCTTCGGTTTTAATCGTCTTCTCTTGCCTGATGACAATGCGGTTAGAAGTCTTTGTCCTATTTTGGCTAATTAGAAAAATGATAATGGCAACCACGCCGACAACAATCCAAAAAACTTCCATCGCCTTAACCTCATTTCCGCATTACCCATAAGGTAATGTTTGGTTGAGATTAGGTCAAGCTGTGACATGTCACAAAGGCCGCCGAAGCGGCCTTTTTTATATCAGAACCCGGCAGTGTTTTTGGTAATGTACTGCGCGTGGGTGCGGATATCATTCAGACATTTACTGACGCCGACGATGTAGCTCACCATGGTTGTGAACTCCGCCGCCGCGCCGGAAACATCGTGCCCGTCGTCCTGCATACGATTGAGTAGGTTCATCAGCAGAGAATGCTCAGCCAGGCCGAGAACGCCTTCTGGGGAATGGATGTGCTCGCGGTAGCCTGGCTTCAGCGGAACGTTATATTCCTGCTTCTCTCCAGACTTCATAGCTTCCAGTATCGCAGGCATAAAGCTGGCCACAACCTTCTGTGCTTTATCTGCTGGTGATAGCTCTTCTCGAACGTAGCGCCCGGTCTGGCGGATCTGCGGAAGCACTTCACCGGTGACCCATTTACGGAAACGGTAGGGGATAGTGCCAGGAGTAACCGCGTCGCGGCAGCGGAGGATCAGGGTGTAGAGACCTGACTCCGACACGATGTTAATTTCCTTAACTCGTTTATCAAAAATTGACCTGTGCTCATGCCCTATATTGAGCATAGACCTTTCATCGGCATCAAGTTTATCGAGGGCTTGGGTCACGTTCTGAATACGTAGGGCCGTGCATACATCCTGTGCAACAAACCACGGTGAGCCATCGATCAGAACAGAACGTATTGCATCACTTGATTCAAATTTGAACACTGCGGCTTGAGAATTTGCCATGAGAATATCTCCACTTAGTGAAATATTTCACCACCGCAGAGACCAATCTGACTGGTGGTGAACTGAACAGAGTTGGTCTTACCGGCCTAAGTGGTACCGGCGTCCTTACGGACCCCTGCCCAGCCCACCATAACTGGATGTAGCTGTGCAACGCGCATAAAAAAACCACGACTGGCGTGGTATGCGCCACTTAGATAATCCGGGAGACCAATCCCGGCACTGGATTTTGCCAGTGCCTGATTACTATGGCACAAGATTTATGCAATGTAAATTTACCATAAAGGTAATGATTGCATGTAATTGAGGTAATTACAAACCCTATCTGGTTTGTTTTTTCACCTGCTCAGCGCAGTAATCGAGATGCATCTGCAGATCCTTCATGGACATCTGCGAGCTGGTGACATAGTTAACCAGAGCAGTCAGCTCTGCCATCGGTCCATCAACGTTAAACCCATCTTCACCAAGCTGGCGCAGCAACGTCATCAGGTGAGAATCTTCAATAAGGGAGCGGACTCCTCCCGGCGTGTGTATACGTTCGGCAAATCCTTTTTCCAGCGGGTGATGATACTGACGTTGCATCTGATAATCTCCATGCATTCACTGTATAAATGTACAGTAGCAAAAGTTCCAAATACTATCCAGCACGAATTGCTGTTTACCCAAAAGGTAATAACTTTTGTGATTTCTATCCATTCAATTCATATAAGGTTTGCCAGGTAATAAACTGTCCTGATGATGCACGCGCGCCGGGCGCTGCTTTACAGGAGACAGGCCATGACGGTATCAACCGTAGTTGACCATAACGATTACACCGGGAACGGCGTTACGACATCCTTCCCGTACACCTTCCGCATTTTCAAAAAAACAGACCTTGCTGTATCAGTTGTCGACCTCAACGAAAATATTACGGTTCTGGTACTGGACACTGACTATACAGTGACCAACGCCGGGGGATATAACGGTGGTAATGTAGTTCTCACCGCGCCGTTGGCGAATGGCTGGCAGATCTCCATTGCTCGTGAACTAGAGCCGACACAGGAAACTGATCTGCGCAACCAGGGTAAATTCTTCGCTGAGGTGCATGAAGACGCTTTCGATAAGCTGACAATGCTGATACAGCAGGCGTACAGCGTGTTCCGCCTGGCGCTGCGTAAGCCATCCAGCATTGCAAACTGGTATGACGCGCTGAACAACTACATCCGTAATCTGCGCGACCCGCGAGACCCTCAGGACGCGGCCACCAAGAAATATGTCGATACGCTGGCAAACAGCAACCTAAGCCGTACGCTGCGGGTTCCGGAGGCTATTACTTCCTTGCCAGATGCGGCTACCAGAGCTAATAAGATTGTTGCATTTGATAGTCTTGGCAATCCTTTGGTGGTTTTACCTCCATCCGGATCTGCTTCTGACGTTCTGATCCAGTTGGCTGCGTCAGATGGGGCAAAATTATCACTAAGTCAGGTTGCCACGGCCTACGGACTTAATTTCTCACTTGGCGGGGTATGGATGGCAGGAGCCACATCTACAGTTGATAACTGGTGGTGGTATAACAACAAAGTTTACACTGGCGGAAGCGGAGCTCTGCCAAGCACCCCGGCGGCTCCTTGGTATCCAATCCGTCCAGGCTACAAATTAAATCTTACCGACTTCATCACATCGAAAGGAATTACAGACATTCTTGACGTTGTGGACTGGCAATGGGCTTTTGACAGCGCAAAGCTAAACGCCAAGCACACGTCCATGATTTATATGGATGCACGCGAGTACACTATGTCATCCGCCGGATATGTGGCCCATCAAGGCGTTGGGTTGGTCGGGCCGAAAGACGCAATGATGAATCCTACATTGGATGGTGTGTCTGTAATTTATGTTAACAAGCCCCCATCTGCTTTAGATATATTTATCACCAAGCGTGGCGGTAACGTATTTGCGAACTTCGGAATCTTCTTTGCTCAGCAGACGTACACAACACTCTCATCAGTTGTAGACACTGGAATTATGTTTAAGAAGGTTCCAGCCACAGGAACCGGCGATAACATACTTACAAAAGGCTGTATTATTCATGGTGTTAGCGCATGCGGTGTTGCTAAATTATGGTATGGCAGCATAGCTGATAACGCGTCAGGTGAATACGATGAAATTGTACGGGTGTCGGCTACACCAAACAGATTCGGCCCTACGTTCAGATACGGAATCAGCACCGATTTTCTTCGCACAAAAACTATTCACATTAACGCGAACGTAGTCAGTGCATACAGGGCAAGGTATGGTGTTGACCTAACCGTGCGGGCACTTAACAGCTCGAATCTTTCCGCCATCGGATTTCTTATCGATAGAATGGATGGCGGCCTGTTTGAAGACATTCTTACGTACGGCGTCCCGTATGCAGTGGTGCTCGGAGCTGTAGGTGCGACCGGAGGGGCAAATGCTGCCAGTGCAAACTTTGTGTCTTGCGGATTTGATGCCACATGCTTCCCAATATACATCAACTGCCCTACAGGAGCATTTGGCGTTTCTTTTTCTAACTGCCAGGCTGTATTTGACGAACAGTATGGAGATACCTCTGGAGCTCTTGTTTATTTGGGTGCTGCTGCAAACGCACATCAGGTAATGCTAAGTAATTTCAAGGTTCAGAAAACAGCTAACTTCAATTATCGGCCTGTCAGGGCCGTGGCGGGAAGCCTGAATAACAGGGTAACCATTTCTACATCCGCACTTACTGCAAGCCAGGATTCACTTGATGAGGGCACTGGAAATAGATTTAGCATAGTTGCGTCAACGAGAAATCTGGGCTCATTAAACATGATGACGCACACTACTGCTGATTCATCCCTTATTTCTTCAATGGGTGAGCTCAACACCATAGTTAAACATCAGGTAGTTGTTAACGTGGCTTCTGGCTCCAGCTTCACCAACATCAATGTAACGTATCCATACACCGGTTGGAATTCAGTTCCCAATACGTTTACAGAGATTACAGCAGTTTCAATTACTGGTCAGTCAGATGCTACACTTTTCACCGCAAGAACCTATTCAAGAACATCCACAGGTTGCACGCTAAGGGTTGCTTACAGTCAGACGGCAGCAGCAGCGGGAACAGTGACCGTTGATTTATATCTCATCGGCACTGTCCGTGGCCCGCTTACTGCTGTTTGATAAATAGCCAAGGAAGGCTTTTACCTTTTGAATGATATTACAGCGGTGTTGTTATACTTATATATGTTGAACCCGCCGCCGTGGTATATTGGTTTGCTATTGTTAATTCCTTCTATAGTCTTTCTATGTGTGTCTGGATTAGAAATGAACCCAATTTTAATCCCGTTCATTCTCATTTGGTATCCGCCCCATATGAAGGTATCATTTAGGTACTTACCGACAAGCTTTGTAAGGAGTGGGTATTTCTTGGAGTTATGCAAATATATGGGTGACATAGGCATACCACCTTCGACTGCAATTTCTGTAAAGCCCCTGTTGCTGTCGTTGAGTAAATATGATCTGATTTCACCTATTATTGGCTTTTCAAATTCATCTTGCGCCTTTAATGTGTTTCCATAAACTGTTGCAATCATCGCCATGAAATATGCAGGGAGTGCTCCCAATAAAGAAGCGCGTCTGAAATGCTTCATGCACAACATGTTGAATGCCAGGACTCCATATGCAACCAGTGATACATAGGACAATGTAGTCCTTGGCATGAATACAGGATTTTCGAGTATTGAGAGTACGGCAAGTGGAATAACAGGAGTTAGTAAGACCGAAACTATTGCTAAAAATTTAAGCGTGTTGCTCTCTTTGCATAAGCTCAATTTAATTGCATAACCAAATCCAATAACTACGATTGGCATTAGCGTATACTTAATTGATTTCGTTAAGCCCATGCTTATTAAATCAATGTATCTAATTGCATTTCCTATGAATAAGTTAAATCCATCTAAATCCATAGTCACGACTCCTGCGTGACTATCCGTGTAATGCCCATCGGTTACGAACGGTAATATCATCTTTATATAGATGATGTATCCAGCAGCAAGACCCGCTACAGAAGTAAGTATGTACTTGTATCCATAGTCTTTTACGATTGCGTTTGAAAATATAATTGATACAACAAGTGCAGGGAGCGATGCCTGATAAAGGCTTAGCACTGCCATAGTTGACGCACAGCAAACAAAGAAATGAGATCTAAGATTCTTCAATGTAAGCATGGATGGTATCATAGCTACAGCCAATGAGAGTGCCATTGTGACTGAATCGAATCTGTAAGATATACTCTCCAAAAAGAATGGTGAGCTTATCATGCACACTGATAATGTAGATGACGCAATTAAAGATCCGCTGCAATATCTGTACGATAAATACAAGGCAACTAAGCATATGATGCAAACAGAAAGTATTTGTGGTATTGGATAAATATCCGATATAACTGAGTTGAAGTTCAAAGAGGTCATTATGTAATCAGATAACGGCCTCCCGTTGCTGCCCCACCATAAGTAACCTAGCTGAGACCTTCCAAGATCATCAACATAAAATCTCCCTGATAGAATGATTGTTAAGACGGACATAGCGGATAATAAAAAGCAGATGTAAAAGTCCTTGGCTTTAATTTTTATCATTTTTCCATTCCTTCAGGATATATCTTGGTCTTTGTTTGACTTCCACATATATTCTGCCTATGTACTCGCCAAGCACGCCGATTCCGATCAGCTGTATGCCACCGAGAAACAGAATTGATACGAGTAAAGATGGATACCCTCTAACAGCATTACCAAACACGAGAGTGTCGAAAATCATCCACGCGCCGTACAGGAACGCCACGCCAGCAACGAGCAGGCCGATGTAAGTCCACATACGAAGAGGGAATGTAGAGAAACTGGTGATCCCCTCGAGCGCCAAGTTCCACAACTTCCAACCGTTAAATTTCGTACTCCCTGCGATGCGTTCTGCGCGTGCATATTCAACGACATCTGTACGGCCACCAACCCAGCTCAGTACACCCTTCATAAACAGGTTGCGCTCTGGCATGAGCTTAATGTTTTCCACAACATCACGAGACATCAGACGGAAGTCGCCAACGTTTTCTTCAATCTGCGGGTTACTGATTTTGTTGTGCAGCTTATAGAACCACTCAGCAGTTTTGCGCTTCAGTCGACCATCTGTAGAGCGATCAGAGCGTTTAGCCAGAACCATATCAGCCCCGGCCTGCCACTTCTCAATCAGGTGAGGAATAACTTCGATAGGGTCTTGAAGGTCGACGTCAATTGGGATAATCGCTTCTCCGGTGGCACGATCAAGCCCGGCGAATAGAGCTGGCTCTTTCCCAAAGTTGCGAGTGAACGACAGCGGCACCACAAGCGGATCTGAAACAGCAAGCGCGTTTATAATTGATTCTGTCGCGTCTTTGCTGCCGTCATTTATGAATACTATCTCGACCTCATGCTGCTGAAGCCCTTCAAATTCCCGAACCGTTTTATAAAAAATCGGTATTGCGTCTTCTTCGTTGAAGACGGGAACGACCAGAGAAATTTTCATTTCGCATCCCTAAAGACAATGAACTTTGAATAGATAAAACCGCACACCAGACTGATTGCGGAGAACACGATTAACGTGATGATAGGAGCCATGCCAGACTTATCAGCGCACCATCCAACAATCGCGCTAAGTGAGCCCATGAATCCTACGTAGAGCATGTAGCGCAGAGTGGTTGTCGATGAGTTAAATGTGAACCTCGCGTTTGCAAAAAAGCTGAATGACACCGCCACGATGAACCCGGCAAAGTTGCCAAGCGCCTGACCAGTGTGAAACGCATAAATGCAAATAGCGAACACAACCCAGTGAATGAGCGTGTTAATGACGCCGATCGATGTGTACTTTGCGAATAACTTAAGCACTTTTTCATCCGTAAAATTTAAAACCTTACTTTATCACCTTTAAGGTAATTTCGTTAAGAGTTGTCTGAGGTTTTTTAAACCACATATGGTTTATTGTGTATGATGAACTCACCAACTAAGGGGGTTCTTTATGCACATTAAACGGTGGTCACTATGTCGCATTCGTTAACCACGGAATCGCTTAATCAGGGTCTTAGCCTGAGCGCGCTAATGTCTGTGGTCGCGGGTGTGCCGCCTGAGGTGGCTTTAGGGGCGCTCGCTGGTGCGGTAATTTTTGTTACCTCAGCGGTGGAGTATCCCATAAAGCGGCGGTTACTTCTGGCGTTCCTCAGCTTCTTCTGCGGCCTTCTCTTCTACAAACCGACAGCAACACTTCTCATCGGCTTTGCATCCGCTTTCCCTGGCATCACCACAGATATGTTTGAGAAAGGGGTTGCGTACTCAGCAGGGGCATTTGTTTCTTCAATCGTTGCTGTTGGTATCGGTACCTGGCTGTATCACCGTTCTGGAAATCCACGCGACCTGATCCCGGGGAGAAAAGACGATGACCGGTCCTGATCTGCTTCTCATCCTGAATGCCGCTATCTACGGCGGCATTGCAATCCGAGTGCTTCTATTTCGCCGTGAAGGGTCACGCCATCGCTGGTGGGGCGGATGGCTCGCCTACCTGCTGATCGTCGTGGCTGCCAGCGTACCTATCAGAACGTTCTACGGGTATTACGTCAGCGCCGACTGGTCAGAAGTCATTATCAACGCTGTGTTCCTGGCTGCTCTCATCAAGACAAAAGGGAACGTGGTGCAAATTTTCAAGATAACGAGGTCCCAGCATGGACATTAACCAATTCCGCCGCGCCGCCGGCATTACCGAGCAACTGGCCGCGCGCTGGTATCTGCATATCACCGCCGCCATGAAAGAGTTTGGCATTGAAGCGCCAGTGCACCAGGCGATGTTAATCGCGCAGGTTGGGCATGAATCGACAGGGTTCACACGGCTTCAGGAGAACTTCAACTACAGCGTTACCGGGCTGGCAGGATTCGTCCGCGCCGGGCGTCTCACTCAGGGCCAGGCCAACGCGCTGGGCCGCCGTGCTGGTGAGCCATCGTTACCGCTGGAGCGCCAGCGTGCGATCGCAAACCTGGTGTACAGCAAACGCATGGGGAATAACGGGCCGACCGACGGCTGGTTTTACCGCGGCCGCGGGCTTATCCAGATCACCGGCCTGAACAACTACCGCGACTGTGGAAACGGCCTGAAGGTGGATCTGGTTAAGCAACCTGAGTTGCTGGCTCAGGACGAATACGCGGCCCGCAGCGCGGCGTGGTTCTTCGCAACCAAAGGCTGCATGAAGTACACCGGCGACCTGGTGCGCGTCACGCAGATCATCAATGGAGGCCAAAACGGTATCGACGACCGGCGCGCGCGGTACATCACCGCCAGCAAGGTGCTTTTATGATCTGGGCATTCGCCAAAGCGTACTGGAAACAGTTGCTTATCGTGTTGATGCTTGCTGCTCTGATCATCGGCGGAGTGGTCGCCTGGAATGTTCACGGTGACCGTCAGTACGATGCCGGGTATGCGCAGGCACAGGCAGATCAGAAACAGGCTGATGAAAAGGCCAGGGCACAACGTGATCAGGAGAAAACACAAATTGAACGTGAAGCACAATCCCGTATCGATGTGGCGCGTGTTGATGCTGAGCATGCTAATACCGCTGCTGACAGCTTGCGCGCCGAGCTTGACAAAACCAGGCTACTCGCCGAACACTATACCGGAACTTTCCCCGCTGGCACGCCAGCCAGCAAGGTCATCGGTGTGCTCGCCGACATGCTTGAAGAAAGCAACCGAGCTTACATCGCAGCAGCAGCAGAGGCTGAAAAGTATCGGATTGCAGGAGAATCCTGTGAACGGCAATATGACTCACTGAAGAAGCAAAAACCGGGGCACTGA